ACGTTGCAACTGTTTTCTTTTCGCCAAACCTTCTGTTACAGTGCGAATATGCCTAACGAAGTCGCGGCATTACGTTCTGCGCCAACCCTTGACCTTTGCCGGTCTTGTTTCTGGTCGGCTGATACCACTCGTCCCACTGATAAGATATGGTGCGCCCATAAGGTCTGGCACGGCTGGCACACCGATAAACCTTTGTGTGACGGTGAAGGCTACGAGCAAGAGGTTCGCGTCGAGAGCATGTGTGGAAACCTTTAAGTCGATCCCTTTCAAGCCTCGGGAACTAAAAGCCTCTGAAGAGGTTTTGGATAAGATTTACGAGGCTGCCAAACTCGGGCTAAAGGGTGACGCCCTAGCCTTTGCTGCGGACATGCTGCCGACCGAGTATCGTAGGCTCTGCCAGATGGATGGGGCTGCGGCTATCGCGGAGGCTAAAGGTCGTGCTGATAGTGAATTTGAGGCGGCCAACCAGTTGCGCGTGGCGGCTCTTGGTGGCGATAGCAAGGCAGCACTTGCTCTCTTGCAGCACGTGCATGGGTGGGTCGCTAAGACCCAGGTGCAGGTCGATGTTAAATCGCAGATCAGTATCATCGCGGCACTGCAAGAGGCGGAATCCCGCGTTATTCAGGGAAGAGTGGTGTCGGATACACCGCCTGCACTGACGCACGAACCCGCCAAACTTCTGACGTTGGAGCCTGTAAGTGCAACTGCCGATCTATAGCGCCGAAGAAGAAGAGTTGCTGATGAGCAAACTCTGGTCGCCCTCTATCAAGGACGACCCGGAAGCCTTCGTGTTGCTCGTGTTCCCGTGGCAGAAAAAGAATACGCCCCTTGAGCATTTCCAAGGTCCGCGTAAGTGGCAGCGTGAGGTGCTGCGCCAAGTAGCCGCGCACATGAAAAAGAACAAGGAAGCCACCGCTTACGAAGTTCTGCGTATGGCTACCGCTTCCGGTCGCGGTATCGGTAAGTCAGCGTTGGTGTCGTGGCTTATCCTCTGGATGCTCACCACGCGCATAGGCTCAACGACCATTGTGTCGGCTAACTCAGAAGCGCAGTTGCGCTCGATCACATGGGCCGAAATCACTAAGTGGGCAGCGCTCCTAATCAACTCGCATTGGTTTGAGATCAGCGCTACCCGCGTGATGCCCGCTAAATGGATTGCTGAACTCGTTGAACGCGACCTCAAGAAAGGCACCCGTTACTGGTCTGTCGAAGGTCGTCTCTGGTCAGAAGAAAACCCTGACTCGTATGCCGGTGTCCACAACCACGACGGTGTGATGGTTATCTTCGACGAAGCCTCGGGTATCCCTGATCCTATTTGGTCTGTTACCGCAGGCTTCTTTACTGAAAACACGCCAAACCGTTTCTGGTTTGCGTTTAGCAACCCACGCCGAAACGAGGGCTATTTCTATGAGTGCTTCAACGCGAAAAGGAACTTCTGGACGACGCAAAGCATCGACGCCCGGCAAGTCGAAGACACCGACAAAGCGGTCTACGAGCAAATCATCGAAGAGTACGGCGCGGACTCCCCGCAAGCCCGAATCGAAGTGTATGGACAGTTCCCCGCCGATGGAGACGACCAGTTCATCCCTCCAAGCCTGGTGGACGAAGCGGCGTCTCGCCCTAAGTACAAGGATGAAACTGCTCCGATTGTACTGGGCGTTGATCCGGCTAGAAGTGGCAATGATTCCACGGTCATTGTCGCGCGCCAAGGACGCGATATTGTGGCGATTAAGAGATATAAAGGCGAAGATACGATGGAGATTGTCGGGCGAGTAATCGACGCAATCGAAGAGTTCCGCCCAGCGCTCGTTGTCCTTGACGAAGGCGGCCTCGGATACGGCATTTTGGATCGCTTGAAAGAACAGCGATACAAGGTGCGCGGCGTCAACTTTGGCTGGAAGTCGTCAAAGCCTGCGATGTGGCAGAACAAGCGTGCCGAGATGTGGGGTGATATGCGCCAGTGGTTGCGTACCGCCTCGATACCGAACGAACGACTGCTGAAGTCCGACCTCTGTAGCCCGCAGTACAAGACCAACTCCTCGGGTGCTATCGCCCTTGAAGCCAAGAAAGACATGAAGGCTAGAGGCTTGGCCTCCCCTGACGCAGCAGATGCTTTAGCGGTTACTTTCGCGTACCCTGTTGCAAGTCGGGAGTCAAGAGTTAAAATCGAGCGTAGGTTTTCAGGACGCGGCGAGATGCTCTCGTCGTGGATGGGTGCTTGAGTGGCTAAGAAGTCCGTATCGCTCTCCGTTGGTCGCGGCGAAAAGCAGCCCGTTTCTAAGGGCGCTGGCCTGACCGCCAAGGGTCGAGCAAAGTACAACCGTGCTACTGGCAGCAAACTGAAGGCTCCTGCCCCTAGCCCTAAGACAAAAGCAGACGCAGGACGCAAAAAGTCGTTCTGTGCGCGTATGAAAGGCGTTGTTGCCAAGGCCAAAGGCCCGGCAGAGCGCGCAAAGGCATCACTGCGACGATGGAAATGTAACTAATGGCTGCTAAAAAGGGCTTGTACGCCAACATTCACGCTAAACGGGAGCGAATTGCTGCCGGTTCTGGCGAAAAGATGCGAAAAGTGGGTGCCAAAGGCGCTCCAACTGCTAAAGCGTTCCGTCAATCGGCCAAAACGGCCAAAAAGAGGAAATAGTTATGAAGTACGGCCCTGTAGGCGTGTCACCCGGTGCCACGATTGGCGACATGATCACCAATTCTCGGATGCAGAAGCCTCGTGCGCCTGCTCCCCGCGCTCCGCGCCGGGTAAACGAGGACATGATCCGCACAACGGTTGCATTTCGTCCGACCCCGGTCGTTAAGCCGCGTGGACGGATGGGCTAATGCCCTTAGTCAAGTCCGCCAGTAAGGGCGCCTTCCGTAAGAACATCAAGGCGGAAATGAAGGCTGGCAAGCCGCAGAAGCAGGCTGTTGCCATCGCCTATTCCGTTAAGCGCCGCGCTGCGGCCAAGGGTAAGAAGGGCAAGTAATGGCTAAAGACCCGACAGGGATGAAGGGAGCGGCTCAGGTCGCTAATACGCCGCAGTCCCGCCGTGGACGCGATGCGGGGGACATCCTCTCGCAAGCGCGTACCCGTATGCAGTTGTCCCTGACGGCGTATAGCGAGTCCCGCGACAGCGAACTTGATGACCTGCGCTTTATGGCAGGTTCCCCGGACAACCGCTGGCAGTGGCCGCAAGAAGTGCTGGCTACCCGTGGTGCCGTGCAGGGTCAGACGATCAATGCGCGTCCCTGCCTGACCATCAACAAACTGCCCCAGCACGTTCGTCAGGTCACTAACGACCAACGCCAGAACCGTCCTTCGGGCAAGGTCATTCCGGTTGATGATCAGGCCGATATTGAGGTCGCAGAAGTATTCGACGGCATCGTTCGGCATATCGAGTACATCTCGGACGCCGATGTCGCTTATGACACCGCCTGTGAGAACCAGGTGACGTATGGCGAAGGCTATATCCGCATCCTGACGGAATACTGCGACGACAACACGTTCGACCAAGACATTCGTATCGGACGTGTGCGAAACTCGTTCTCGGTCTATATGGACCCTCACATCCAAGACCCCTGTGGGTCGGATGCCGAGTGGTGTTTCATTACTGAGGACATGCCCCGTGAGGAGTTTGAGCGTCATTTTCCTGACGCCGAGCCAATCTCGTCGATCCAGCAGCGTGGTACTGGTGACGAGAATCTGGCGCAATGGATTACGGATAACTCCGTTCGGATCGCGGAATACTTCTACGCTTACTACGAAAAAGCGAAGTTAAACCTCTATCCGGGGAACCAAACGGCGTTTGCCGGGTCACCCGAAGCCAAGCAGTTGGAAATGATGGGCTTGCAGGCTGTTCGCAGCCGCGAAGTCGATATTCGCAAGATCAAGTGGATCAAGACCAACGGCTACGAGATTCTGGAAGAGCAAGAGTGGCCGGGTAAGTGGATTCCGGTCATTCGCGTAGTCGGTAACGAATACGAAGTCGAAGGCCGTATTTATATCAGCGGCCTCGTGCGTAACGCTAAAGACGCGCAGCGCATGTACAACTACTGGGTATCCCAAGAGGCGGAAATGCTCGCCTTAGCCCCCAAAGCGCCGTTTATCGGCTATGGCGGACAGTTCGAGGGATACGAGCATCAGTGGAAGACGGCTAACACGCAGAACTGGCCGTACCTTGAGGTCAATCCTGACGTAACTGACGGCGCTGGCGCGGCCATGCCGTTGCCGCAACGCGCTGCTCCGCCCCTTGCTCAAACGGGCTTGATTCAGGCTAAGATGGGCGCGTCGGACGATATTAAGTCCACGACGGGCTACTATGACTCTAGCCTGGGCGCCACGTCTAACGAGCGGTCGGGTAGAGCCATTCTGGCGCGTGAACGTCAGGGCGATACGGGGTCATATCACTACGTCGATAACCTTGCCCGCGCTATCCGCTACGTCACGCGTCAACTCGTGGACTTGATTCCGAAGATTTACGATACCCAGCGTATCGCCCGAATCGTCGGTATTGACGGTGAGACGGGTACGGTGCGGATTGACCCGATGCAGCAAGAGCCTGTCCGTAAGATCATGGATCAGGCTGGCATTGTTATCGAGAAAATCTACAACCCGTCTGTCGGTAAGTACGACGTTGCTGTAACTACAGGCCCGTCCTACCTGACCAAGCGTCAGGAAGCGATGGAGGCCATGTCGCAGATTCTCCAAGCCAATCCGGCGCTCTGGCAGGTGGCTGGCGACCTGTTCGTCAAGAACATGGATTGGCCGGGCGCCCAAGAGATTGCCAAGCGTCTGGCTAAGACGATTGACCCCAAACTCCTTGCTGACCCGGATGAAGACCCGGCGTTGCAGGCTGCTAACCAGCAGATCGAGGTCATGGGTCAGGAAATGCAGATGATGCAGGAGATGCTCCAGCGCGTCGGTCAGTCGATGGAAGCGACCGAACTGCGTATCAAGGAGCAGGAAGCCTCAATCAAGGCCTATGACGCCGAAACCAAGCGCATTGGCACTATGCAGGCTGGTATGAGCGAGGAACAGATACAAGATATAGTGATGGGTACGATTAGCGGGATGCTCTCCTCTGCTGACCTCGTAGCGCCTGTTTCACGTGAAACCGAAATGATGCCACCTGAAATGGGCATGGAGTTACCGCCGCAATGACCTGCGAAGTCTTTATCGGACGGCTGTTTCTGGCTCGGGATGTGACCCACAGCACCCACCTGAATACCCGTAACTACGCCAAGCACAAGGCGCTGCAAAAGTTTTACGAGGGCATTATTCCGCTTGCGGACGACTTTGCCGAGGCGTATCAGGGTCGGCACGGCCTAATCGGCCCGATTGCACTAGCGTCTGCCCAGAAGTCAAACAACGTACTTGACTTTTTGGAAAAGGAACTTAAGGAACTTGAGGAAATGCGGTATAAAGTCGTTTCTAAAGACGACGCTACCCTGCAAAACCTGCTGGACGCGATCTTCGAATTGTATCTTTCAACGATTTATAAACTCAGATTCTTGGCTTGAGGTATAGACAATGCAATTACTTAACCCGCTGAACGACAGTCTGTTCCCGGCCAAGACTGCCTCCTATACGGGAACTGCCGGGTCTACGGGCACTTGGGATGCTGGCGTCGAGGGTGTTGTGGTGTGGGCTACGACTGCCGCTTATATCGCCGTTGGCGAAGGCGTGACGGCCACCACCAGCAGCACGCCGATCCCGGCAAACGTTCCTGTGCCGTTTATCGTGCCGAAGGGTACGGGCGCTCCGTGGCGCGTATCGGCTATCCAGGTTGCCTCGGGTGGCAGCGTGTACGCCAAGCCGATTAGTGGCAACTAATGACAGTTTTTTACGGCATTGCCCCTGCGAATGGCATAGCCATTGGGCTAGGGTCAATTATTCCGTTAGGGATTCCGCCTGCTGGTGCCGCACCACCTGCGGCTAGTTACCTTTTGCTTGAAGACGACTCGTTTGTGTTGCTTGAAGACAGCAGCAAAATAGAATTGGAGTAAGTCATGCCTGATACTAAGATAAGCGCATTAAGTTCGGGCGCACCGGCCCAAGCGGGCGACGAGTACGTCATTGCGCGCTCTGGCGCTAACTACAAACTCACCGGTACGAACCTGCTGACGCTGGTTACTAGCACGGCCAACACGTTTACTGCCGCGCAGACGCTTGCTTCTGGCAACTTGAAGGTGACCGGCTCAACGTCCGGCACCATCACGTTTGCGGTTCCTGCTGTGGCTGGCACCAATACGGTGACGTTCCCAGCAGAGACGATGACGGTTGGCTTCCGCAACATCCCGCAGTCGGGTAGCGACAAGACGACTTCGTACAGCCTTGACGTTGGCGATGTCGGTAAGTTCGTGGGCGTAGGTACGTCAGGTTCCATCACGATCCCGAACTCGACGTTTGCCGCTGGCGATGTGGTGTCAATCTTCAACAACACCTCGGGCAACGTGACGATTACCTGCACGATTACGACGGCGTATATCGCGGGTACGGATGCGGATAAGGCTACGGTGACTTTAGCAACGCGAGGTGTGGCGACGATACTGTTCCTCTCTGGTACGGTCTGCGTTATCTCTGGCAACGTGAGTTAAGCCATGTCGGGCATTATGAATCTGCTGCTGGCCGCTAAAGTTGCTGGTGCAGCGCCTTACACGGTCATCCAGACATTCCTCGCCACGGGAACGTGGACTGCGCCTACTGGCGTGACTGCTGTTGAATACCTTGTGGTCGCGGGTGGTGGTGGCGGTGGCAGCGGCTCGGGGACTCCTTCTGGCGTTGTAGCCTCCGGCGGTGGCGGCGCAGGCGGATTCCGCACCGGCACGGGGTTGTCTGTTACGGCTGGAACGGATTACACAGTTACTGTTGGCGGTGGTGGCCCCGCTGGAAATGCCGCTAGTGCCGGATCAAATTCCGTATTTAGCACCATTACTTCTGCCGGTGGCGGTCGCGGCGGTTCTGCGTCAGACCCAAACCGTGGTGGTGGGAATGGCGGCTCTGGCGGCGGCAGTATTGGGACAACCGATTACGCAGGCGGCACAGGTAACACGCCAAGCACCAGTCCGGCGCAAGGCACAAACGGCGGCACAGGCGGTAACGCACCGGGATTTGGCGCAGGCGGCGGTGGTGGCGCTACGTCAGCGGGCAACAATGGCTCTGGTACAGCAGGCGGCAACGGCGGCGCAGGCACAGCATCCAGCATATCTGGCTCGTCTGTAACATACGCAGGCGGCGGTGGCGGCGGTGGCGTTGTTCCCGGCGGTGGCAGCCCCGGCTCTGGTGGTTCTGGTGGTGGTGGCGCAGGGGGCAATCCCGGCGTTGCTGGCACGACAAACACGGGCGGCGGTGGTGGCGGCGGAACTTATAGCACCACGATTCAAACGGCTGGCGGCGCAGGCGGCTCCGGCATCGTCATTCTCAAATACGAAGTCCCGGCTACAACCACAATCTTTACCTTCAAGTCCACGCAGAAGTGGGTGGCTCCTACGGGTGCGGTGAGCGTTGACTACCTCGTTGTAGCGGGTGGCGGCGGTGGTGGCGGTGGCATTCAATCATCAAACGCTGGCGCTGGCGGCGGTGGCGGCGCTGGCGGATTTAGAACCGGCACCGGATTATCTGTAACTGCTGGGACTGATTACACCGTTACGGTTGGCGCTGGCGGGAGTGGCGCTGTTAGTGGATCAACCACAGTCGCCACTAAAGGCAGCGACTCTGTATTCAGCACTATTACTTCAACGGGCGGCGGTAAAGGCGGTTCGTTTACTGGCGGTACTGGCGAATACGGTGGAAACGGCGGTTCTGGCGGCGGCAGTTCGTTTGAAAGAACAGATCGCGGCGGTCTTGGAAACACGCCTAGCACATCCCCATCCCAAGGCAGCAACGGTGGCGCGTCGGCGCTTTCTGCGCCTTCGTATGGCAACGGTGGCGGTGGCGGCGCAAGCGCGGTTGGCGCTGCTGGCACCGGCTCTGGCGGTGGCAATGGTGGCGCTGGGACTGCCTCTAGCATTTCTGGTTCATCTGTAACCTATGCCGGTGGCGGTGGTGGTGGATCAGAAGGCGGCACGGCTGGCACAGGCGGATCAGGCGGCGGCGGAAACGGGACTAACTCAAGCGCTACTGGCGCTGCTGGCACAACAAACACAGGCGGCGGCGGTGGTGGCGGTGGTAATCCATCGGGTGTTGCTGGCACCAGCAGCGGCGGCGCAGGCGGCTCCGGCATCGTCATTCTCAAGGTCAACTTCTGATGAAGACGTACCAACTACTCGGTATTGATACCGCAATCCATCTGCTGCGCCCCGGTGCGAAGTGGGAGTGGACAGGTGGCTTAGGCTTTACTCGATGGGACGATCCGCGACCGCAGCCGACCGTCGAGGAAGTCATGGATACCATTGAGAAGATCAAAGCCTTTGAGGACAGCATCAACACCATTTTGCTGCCCGAGCAAAAGAAGGCGTTTGACGAGTACGTTGAGCAGATTGAGCAGGCTGTAGCGTGATTACCTACAACCTGTTCCCCACAGCGGTTGCCAAGTTTGAACTCGGACGGGACTACACCGCCGAGGAACTGGCGTTTGTGGGCGAGCAGCCGACGCACAGCAATCAAGGCAATACCACAAGCGATGACCGCTATGTGCTGCGCCACGACACGATGGCAAGCCTCAAGGCGTTTGCTGAAGCGAGCGTCAACGAGTATCTGCGTTCTATCTACGCGCCGAAACACGACGTATCGCTGCGCCTGACGCAATCGTGGCTGAATTACACCAAGCCCGGTCAGTTTCACCACAAGCACGCGCATCCCAACTCGTTTGTGTCTGGGGTGCTGTACCTCAAGGCCGCTAAAGAGCGCGACAAGATTTACTTTTACAAAGACGGATACCAGCAGATCAAACTGCCGACCGACAACTACAACCTCTACAACAGCGAGTCGTGGTGGTTCGAGGTGGGCGCAGGGGATTTGATGCTGTTTCCGTCAAGTCTCACGCACATGGTAGAAACCGTGCAGGGCGATGAGCGGGTATCATTGGCGTTCAACACATTCCCGGTCGGCTACGTTGGCGAGGAAGAAAGCCTGACCGCGTTACATCTGGAGCATTGATATGGCGCACTTTGCAGAGATCGACAGCAATAACGTGGTTCTTCGCGTGGTTGTCGTGGACAACAAAGACACCGCTGACGCTGCTGGCGTCGAGAAGGAGCATATCGGTGCTGCTTACCTTGAGCGTCTGCTAGGCGGCACATGGAAGCAAACCTCGTATAACGGGACTATCCGCAAGCATTACGCTGGCGCTGGCTACACTTACGACACAAGCCTCGATGCGTTTGTGCCGCCGCAGCCGTTCCCGTCATGGACGCTGGACGCTGACTGCAACTGGCAGGCTCCGGTGCCGATGCCAAGCGATGGTCAAATGTATTCGTGGGACGAGGCAGCCGGTAACTGGGTTGTGGTTCCGAAGGAGTAAGTGATGAGTACCATTAAGATTTCGCAACTGCCTGATGCTACCCAGCCGTTAAGTGGCAGCGAACAAGTGCCGCTTGTTCAAAGCGGAATCACCAGAAAAACGACTGTTTCGTCGCTTGGTAACGCAATTACTCCCAAGCAATTTGGTGCAGTGGGTAACGGAGTAGCCGATGACACGGCTGCTATCCAGGCTTGCTTGGCCGCGCAAAAACCCGTGGATTGGCAAGGACTGACGTACAAGATTACCGCGCCTATTCTGCAAGCCTGCACAAGCGACGTGATATGGATGGGTAACGGCGCAACGATTGTATATGTGCCTGCTGCTCACACCGAGTATGCGATCCGCCTGACCAACGCAGTTGTTATTGATTACAACATTAATGACATCACGATCAATGGCTCCAAACTCTGCAACAAGGTGCTAGAGGTTCTTAGCACTAGCGGGTTGCCGACGCCAGCGCCTAACTTTACAGCGACTAATTTGTTCGTTGAGCAAGCCAAGCGCCTTAATACGTTTAACGGCGGCAACGGAATTCACATTCGTGGGTCGTTTGACACCGTAGCGTTTTACGGTGGCGGTGCGCGTGACTGCGAATTGCCCGCTGGACAAGGAACGCCTGGCGTTATTGGCATGACTGGTATTGCCATTGATTGGTACAGCGTTTCGTCTTTTGCCCGCCGAGCGTTGTTCAGTGGCGTTACTGTTTTAAAAATCTACAGTTCCGACCTTGCTTACAACAGTGACCAAGACGGCATAGCCTATTTTGTGCCGGATGAAAGCGTTGGCGGCAACAAAGTTCGTTCGCAGTTCTGGTGCGGTGACGCTAGCATTTTTGCTAACTGTTATGGCCGATCCATCAAGACGCAATGCCTTGAGACTGTTGTAGAGAACTGCCAATTCAACAAATCAGAAGGCTTGACCGCTGGCGGCAACGTCGAGGTGGACGCGCAAACTGGCGGGTTAATGATCAGCGGGTGTTTGTTTAAGTACACCGATGGCAACCAACCGGGCGTCTGCGTCAACATTTCTAGCGGCGCTGGGTATGGCAACCCCAGTATGTATGCGATGGGGAACCGCGTATTTCTGGACGCAGCCACGACGCTTAACATCTTCGCGCAAGCGTTTCCAAGAGATGGGTATTTCGGCGCGATTGAGGTGTCCGGTAACAACATCTACGGAAAAATCAAAGAACTTTGCGACATCTATTGCAACGGCGATATGACGCAAGTGGTGGCGTCTAACAATTTTATAAAAGAGATTGTTAACGGCCCGAGCAGCGCAAAAGCCATGGTGTATTTCCGGTCTTATTCAATAAGCCCCTACTTTGCTTACCTTACGGCAAACAACAACGTTTACGACGACACTCATGCGCCAAAGTTGATGTTAAGTGACATTTCCGGCGTGAGTATGAGTGCCGAAGTGTCTGGTACTAACAATTTAGGGTTTGAGTCGTCGTTGGTTGTTATGACCACGACTGCTGCAAACGAGGTTACAACCTCGGGCACACAAGATTTAGTGCTGTCCACGAAAAGGGGTGTCGACTCTGGCAAGATCACGATTCGTGATGGCGCTAACCAAAATATACGAATTGAGCCGAACGGTACTGGTCAAACTGTACTCACGGGTCGCGCGTCTTTTGGCACGTCAGTAGCCGCTGCCCTTGAAAGGGTTGTGATTTCCGGGCCTCTTAATAGTGACTCGGCAACTTCGTATGGGCTGCGTATTACGGCAACGATCCCGGCTGCTACAACGTCGGGGGCGTTTTATTTCCGAACTGCTGCCAATACGGAAGATGCAGCATTTACGGTAGCCAGTATTGCCCACTATCTTGCAGATCAGTCAACCGTTTCTGGCGGCTCTCGATTACAGCCCACCAATCAATATGGATTCTGGGCTGGAGATACACTGATTGGAGCAGCCAATAACTATGGCTTTTTCTCCGATTTGCCTGCTGCCACCGGTCGCTGGAACGTCTATTCCAACGGGACAGCGCCTAACTTTTTCCGTGGTGCAACAGTTGTTGGATCATCTGCGCTGGCTACAAATGCCACAGACGGGTTTCTTTACATTCCGACTTGTGCGGGAACGCCTACAGGCACCCCGGCCTCGTATGGAAGTACCGCCCCATTGGTGGTTGATAGCACCAATAACAAGTTGTACTTCTACAGCGGCGGCACTTGGCGTGACGCTGGGCCGTAATGTTGCATTGGCGCAACTTGTAAGTTAAAGTTTAACCGTACTGGTGCGGTTCACCAGGTTTCCGTAAGGAAGGTTATGTCGGACGAAAATGTAGTCCCTGAAGTCGTAGCGGAGGTTTCCGCGCCGGAACCGGTGGTCACGGCTACCCCGGAACCCGAAGTCGTTGCAGAAACGCAACAGCCGGAGGAAAAGCCAGCCAAATCGTTCTCTCAAGAAGAGTTGGACGCGATGGTCGGCAAGAGGCTTGCACGGGAACGTCGCAAGTGGGAAAGAGAGCAGGCGCTAAAGGCCACGCCGTCACAGGCTGAAGCCGCTGCCCTGCCGAGCAGAGACGAGGACCCGGACGCATACGCAGAGGCTTTGGCCGAGCGTAAGGCTACCGAACTCCTCGCCCGACGTGAGGCAGAGCGGGAGCAAATGGCTCTTCTAGAGGCTTATCACGACCGCGAAGAAGCAGCGCGTGACAAGTACGATGACTTTGAGCAAGTCGCGTACAACAACGCTCTGCCCATTACGACCGTGATGGCCCAGACGATTCAGGCTTCGGAATTAGGACCCGATATTGCATATCACTTGGGTTCTAACCCCCGCGAGGCTGAACGTATTTCCCGCCTGTCGCCGTACTTGCAGGCAAAAGAGATTGGGAAGATTGAGGCCAAGTTGGCCGACAGTCCCGCCCCGGTCAAAAAGACAACCAGTGCGCCCCCGCCGATTAAGCCTGTCACGGCTAAAGGCGCTGGCACTCCGGTCTACGACACGACAGACCCACGGTCAATTTCGGCCATGAGCGCGTCAGAGTGGATCGAGCGCGAGCGTCAGCGACAGATTAA